GTGGGTTGCCGTTGTCTGCAGCATTAGTACTATTATTAAATTGCTGTAACTGATTTAAATATTGCGAATTTGATTGAGCTGTAAAAAGTACATCTAATTTAATACCATAGTTTGGTATGTATAAATTGCTATTCATTACCAAATATTCTCTTGTATAACCGGCAAATTTAGTAAACATTTCACATGCAATACTAATATTATCGTTTAATTGATCTGCATGTAACTCAACATTAACTGTTGGGAAACCTAACGATCTTAAGATTCTTTGCCCTAGTATGGCAAATGAAGTTATCTTACTTGAAAGATTAGAGCTCTGGAATGCAGAGATTGGTGTTACAACGCAATTGTTAGGTACTGCCATAATTTATATTATTTAAGTTGCCTGTGCTGGAGCTGCTTCAGCCCCACCAGCTGGTGCTGCTCCCCCTGCTGGTGCTGGAGTTGCTTCTGCTTCACCGCCTGCTGCTGGTGCACCAAATGCTGGAGGTGTTGCTGTTCCACCCGATGCTGGTGCACCCGCACCTGCTTCAGCTCCAGGAGCTGCTCCAGGAGCTCCTCCTGTTGTCATTTGGTCTCTCCAATTAGGACCACCTTGTAAAATCTGTTGTAATTCCCATTCTAATTCTTTATCTTTTCTTAAAAACTCTCTATTAGCTTTAACATCAATATCGTTCCACCCTAATAACTTCTTTTGTGCGTATGTTTGTGATATTGATTGGTTACTTACCAAACTATTAAAGTTTGTAACCTTAAGTTCCAATTTTTGATTTTCTCTTAACTCGTAGAAGTTTGTTGGTACGTTAAACTCTATATGTAAATTATGTTCCTTAATATCATACTTTTCTAATATACCCTTTAACTGTAAGTTTGTAATAAACCCATTCTTTAAACCAGATGCAAAATTTTGTTGCATACGAATAATAAAGCGAGCAAATTTAAGTTCCTCTCTTAATATTTCATTACCATCTTTCCAAACCGATTCAGTGTTTAACCTATTAGTTGGTACCTTTAATGCTTTGTATAGTTTATTTACAAAATACATTAAGTCTGTTAACTCACCTAAATTAGCTCCACCCTCTAACTGTGATACTGTAGTTCCTTCTGAACCTTGTCTCTTAGCAAACCAGAAACTATCTAACATTGACTGTGGGTTAAACTTTTGAACTGGGTTATTATTTTGATTAACGTCAAACGTTTTCTTACTCCAATATTCTTGAATTAGCTTACGTAGGTAAGCTTCAGCTTTTGGTGGTGACATTGTACCTACATCAACGTTAAATATTAAGCGTTCTGGAGCTCTTACCAACCTATATATAACAATTGAGTCTTCAATTAATGATAATTGTCTATAAGCTCTTCTACAATTCTCAATAAATGGTAATCTAAAAGTTTTATCCTGATTCCAAATACCAGAATTAATATAAGTTATTTGATTCTTATCCATTGGGATAAACTCATAACGTTCAATCTTATTTGGCTTATTAGGATCAAAAATAGGTTTACGTAAAATGTAACCTTTGATAATCATATTTTGAATATTATCAAAAATAGGATCAATTAACTCTGTTGGTAATTGTACTACACCTAATATACCTTCTTCTGGATAAGATTTATGTATAATGTGTTCAAAGTAAATTTCCCCTTCAATTAAAAGTTGTCTAAAGTATTCCCAACCTTTCTTTTCTAATTCAAAATTATTAATATACTTTTTAAATTCATTATCAAGCTTATGTTTATCTACTTCTTCTAATTCAATATTACGGAAGTAAAGTTTAGCAATATCACCGTGCTCATTTTTATTAATACACTCATCACAAATTTCATCTAAGCAGTCACTAACTTCAGCAAAAGCTGCCATAATTCTATAATCAAGAATTCTAGGACCTTTATCAACTTGAATATTAGCGTAAACTAAATCATTGTATATACCACCTTTAGCAATTTGACCTGAGGGAGTATTGTTATAATCGTTATCGTAAAATATAGACTGTCTAGCTAAAGCTTCCGTTCTTCTTGAACCTGTATCTTGGAATACCTCGTACTTAGGGTTTAGTTGACCAATAACTGCGTTAAGATCTAAAGCCTGATACGGAAGCTTGTTAGTAATGTTCTTAAAGAACCCTGTTTGATTAACTCCTTTATTATCGGCCATTTGTATTATTTAATAATGAAACAATATAATTCTATACGTTAAAGGGTGGGAGAAGGTGTTATTGTTGGTGTAGGGGTTATAGATAGTGTTATCGATACTGATGGAGTAACTGATGGTGTTAATGACTCAGTAGGTGTTATTGACGGTGTAATAGACTCAGTAGGTGTTATTGACGGTGTAATAGACTCAGTAGGTGTTATAGAAGGAGTTATAGAAGAAGTAATTGATGGTGTGACTGTTATAGAGGGTGTTATAGAAGGTGTTATTGACGGTGTAATAGACTCAGTAGGTGTTATAGAAGGGGTGTTTGATGGTGTAACTGTTACAGTGGGTGTTAATGTGGGTGTAATAGAAGGAGTAACTGATGGTGTAGATGAGGGTAAAGGAGGGTTACCACCGTATGCAAATTGAGTTTGGTTATGAACTATATTTATCATGTTGAGACATACTCTGTGTATGTATAAGATGTTGTAGCGTACCCGGCTTTATTAAATGGTACTATAGTTACTAAAGCGTATGGGTATCTAAAGTTTGGATACAATGCTGGTAAATTAAATGAAATAACAGCATCGTTTATAACTGTGTAGTTAGTTAGTAATTGCCCTGTTAGTGAGGACATATACGGGTCTGAAAGTTTACATGAAGTAATGTTTGTAAAAATTGTATTATTAAATGACGATAACATTATGTGATCAATATTATTAAACCCAGTGCCTGTTATAATAATATTACCTGTTACCCCAGATTGAATTGTTAAATTGTTTTCAATTAATACATTATTAAAATATAAATTAGATACTGATGGAGCAGCTGAAACTGTAACTGTCTCCACTCGTGGATATAATCTAGTTGAAAGTGGATATACGTATGTTTCTTGAGACATTTGCTCATATGTGGTGATAGGATTATTAACATGTAAATTACTATCAACAACATATATATTACCTGAAGCTAAATTATTGTTTTCTTTAAACAGCCAACCTTTAATAGTGAAAGAAGTGTCTGCAGTTACTCTTGCTTTTGTTGAACCATCTAAGTCAATTGGATAGTCCAATTTAATATCATCATTCCACAAAACTTCAGTTCGTATTTCTTGAGGATTGGGTAAACCAAAAGCGTCTGGAATTTGCCAACTTATAACCACATATGGGTTTGAGTATGGGATAAAGTTGCTTAAAATTTGATCCATATCTTTTTGAAACTTAGTCAATATGGACATGTTAACGGTTATATTAATTGGTACTGGGGACCTCATTAACGCAGACTTACTATTGCTTCCAGAACTATAATAAAAGCCATCTAACTTATTAAACACTCTATTATTATCTCTTGTTATACCCCCAATTGTGACGGCTACAACAGGTAGGGTTATATTTTGTGCTTGATTAATAATATCGTATAAAACTCTCTGTTTAGGAGAATAAAGATACCTAACATCAATTTTATCTTCAACTTTTCTATTTACATTCCACCTACTAATAACTACATTATCAAACGCAGCTACAAACTGCGTAAGCATATCCTGAATCTCAAAGTAGTAAGGTTGTTGTCTCATTATTGCAAATGCTTAGCAAGTGTATTAAGCATTTCTAGTTTTGGCTTAATTTCGTCTTTTAATTTTTTATGCAACTTACGTAAATCTTTTTTAGCCATTTTACCATACCCTTTAATTTCTATTTCCTCATCTTCATTAGACATATCAGCTGAACTACCCATACCAGCTAAATTTACTTGTCTAGTACCACCTGGTAAAGATGCAGTATTAATAGCTGTGCTATTTTTATAATCAGATTTAGCGCCTTTAAATTTAGCTAATTGTAATTTAGGTTGATCAGCATTACCGTAACCATACGAAAAGCTAGCTTCATTTAATTGCTGCTTATACACCTCATATATCTTCTTATA